ATGAAAGAATTTGTGAAGAAAAAAGCAGTCATTGTCATGGACAGTGCAGGACTGCCAAACTACATGACCATGTTTTATATGGAGCCGGGGACCTATGAGCCGGAGGATGTGCCGGAACTGTTCAAAATCAGAAACAAGATTGTTCCTGCGGTTCTGGTGTCGCAGTTCACCAACACCATGATTAAGGGCGTCCCGGCGTCCTTACCTTACCAGCAGCCAAAACACACTATCAGTTATGATGAAGCGGCGGCAGCCTGCGGAAGAAAAGGCAAGGGCTGGCACCTTATGACAAATACAGAGTTTGTCTATCTACTGCATGAAGCAGAGGAACTGGGGCACACAATCGGCGGTAATACAAACTACGGCAGCAACTCAAAGAATGAGCAGGAAAGCGGCGTGAGATACGACAGCGCCGGACGCACGCTGACCGGGTGCGACCCCCTCACATGGTCCCATGACGGAACAGCAGACGGCGTGTTTGGTCTTTGCGGCAATTTCTGGGAATGGGTCACGGGCTTGCGTCTGCACAAAGGCGTTGTGGAATACACGCCGAACAACGACGCAGCAGTTGAGGGCTACACAGAGAAGCCAGACTGGACCGTTGCAGAGGTGAACGGCAGACCGTTGAAGCTGTACGGCAACAGTGCTGGTGATGTGGTAATGTCCGTTGCGGAAGAAATCGAAGAAAACTGGGAGGGCTGCCACATGGCAGACTTGCAGCTGGAAGAACTGGACGAAGTGCCGGAAATTGCGTACAAGCTGGGAATTGTACCGCATGACTGGAAGCATGAAACAGCTGGACTTTGGGCAGACAGCGAACTTGAAGAAAGCGTGCCTCTCCGGGGTTCGGGTTTCAGCTTCACTTCCCACGGTGGCGCTGGTGCGCTGAACTTGAGCGACGCCCGTTCTGGCGTCCACCACTACGTTTCGCTCCGTTCCGCTTTGTTCTTGGAAGACTGGGAACTGGTAACTGAATTACTGAAAGCGGGTGCGACAGCGCACGCATAAAGAACAGATGTTCTGATATTTGACCCATGAAAAAGGGCAAGCAAAAAGCCTTTGAAGATGTGCCGGAAACACAAAATCAAAGGCTTTTCAAAAGTCAATATGTAATAATTCAATACACGTTTATTATACCATATTGGCGGCTACAAGTCAAACATTTTAGAGGGCGAAAGCCTTTGAAAATAGCGGGTTTCAAACCTGTTAAACGGGCTTGTATGGGGTATTAACATTCCTACGAAATATATAAATATATATACGCTGTATGGATAATGAACAGGAGGGATAAGAGGGAGAAGAAGAACCCCACCCCACTTCTGGTATACCCTTATACGCTTAAAACGGTATAGGACAGAAAAGGAAGTGCAGTGGTGTTCATAAGGGAGAAGAAGATAGACTGCGCAGAGTATAGAGAAGTGGATATAATACCACGAACAGAAGCAGCAGAGCAGGCAAGCAGAGGAAAGAGGGGTAAGAAAAGAAAGGTTAATGCCCCAAAGCAAAAGGACTTGAACGACAAGAACGCTAAACGCTATCTGGTACAGTTGGGAAATGGCAACTTCCACATAGGGGACCTGCATACAAGTTGCACATATAGCGCAGAGAACCTGCCGGGAACGGTAGAGGAAGCAGAAAACATTGTGACAAACTACCTGCGGAGAATAGCATACCGCAGAAAGAAGCTGGGGTTAGAACCCCTTAAATACATACTGGTAACAGAATACAAGTACAGCAAGGATGGTCAGTGTCTTAAAAGAATACATCACCATATCATTATGAACGGCGGTTTAGACCGTGACGACGTGGAATTGATGTGGACGAAAGACCGTATCAACTGGAAGAAGACAGACGACCCAGAGTATAGAGCCAGTATAAAGCAGCTGGGCTGGGTTAATACAGACCGCCTGCAAATGAATGAGAACGGCATAGAGGGGCTTTGCAAGTATATTGTGAAAGACCCGCAGGGAAAGAAACGCTATTCAAGCAGCAGGAACCTTGACCGCCCGGAAACAACCAGAGAGGACGGAGGGGAAAAGTGGCAGCGTGACCAGAACCACTGGAAGTATAGCCGCAATCTGTCAGACCCAACGGAAAAGTGCAATGATTTCAAGTACAGCAAACGCAAGGTAGAGCAGCTGGCGAAGTCACCAGACGGCGGGCTGGAAGAATTTAAAAAGATTTACAGTGATTATGACATTGTTTCATGCGAACCCGTGTTTTATGAACAAACCGGGTGGCATATTTACTTGAAAATGTGGAAAAAGAAGCCCAAAAAGGGCAGAAAGGAGGATAAAAAGTGCAGTTAGGTGAATTGATAGAGAAAATGACGACCAGTGACCGTCTGGTTATCATCAACGCTGCCGGGCAGGTGATATACCGTGGCTATGCGGCAAACTTTGCACACGGGACAATAAACCCATTGCGCCGGGTGAAACGCTTTGGGCTGGGTATGGAAACGTACAAGCGCACAGAAAAGATGTGGGACTGGGCAAACATACGGGAACTGCCGGAGCAGATACCAGTTGAACAGCTGGGACAATATGACATAGGGCAGCTGCAACAGCTGTTATTTATCCGGGTGATTTTGGAGGAATAAGGCATGGAGAACGAAAAGAAAGCATGGCAGACGACAGAATTGCAGGAAATGGCAGTTGTTGTCCTATCACTGCACCAGAAATGGTGGCAGAAAATGGCAGCAGGTGAAAAGGTTCTGGAACTGCGGAAGTCAAAGCCGCAATGCAAAGCGCCGTTCCGGGTGCTGGTGTATGTCACAGGCGGCGTGGGCGTAGTCGGTGAATTTGTCTGCCCGGAAGTTCTGGAAATCAAGAACTTTGAAGAAGCAGAAAAGAAAAGCCGGGTGCCAGCACATGACATTCACAATTATGCGGCGGGCAGTAGAAACAAGGTGTATGGCTGGGAGATAACAGCCGTCAAGGAATATCCACAGGCAGTGGCGCTGGAAGAACTGGGAATGAAGCGTGCGCCGCAGTCGTGGCAGTATGTGAGGTAGAGAACATGGACCAGATACAACGGGAAAAGATAGCTGCAAAGCTAAAGAAAATTAAAGCATTGGCAGAACGTGGAGTAGGCGGCGAGAAAGAAACCGCAATGCGTATGTATGAGGACTTAAAAGCCAGATACGAACTGGAAGACGAAGAAATCATGCTGGACGCAGTAACGCTTCACTGGTTCGGCTATGCAACGGAACTGGAAGAAGAACTGCTGACCCAGATTTTCTACAAGGTCACGGGCGGCACGACATATCACATTTACACGGGCAAATACAGCCGCAGGAAGAAGCGTGGCTGCGATTGCACAGAGATTGAAGCAGCGGAAATCACATTGCTTTTCAATTTCTACAAAGCGGAATTGAAGCGGGAACTGGAAGCGTTCATGGTAGCTTTCAGAAGCGGCAACAACCTTTACCCGGACAAGACCGCCCGTTGCTACAAAGAGAACAACGGACCTGCGCCGGAGAGAACCGACGAAGAAAAGCGAATGTTGAAAAAGGCTGCGTGGTATTCACAGGTGCTTGACAAGAGAAGACCGCCACGGGCACTGATTGGAGAACCGGAGGTGGAAGAAGATTGAGTGAAGACAGAAAGAAAATCATTGCAAAGCTGATAAAGATAAAAGCCCTTGCGGAACGTGGCGTGGGCGGGGAACAGGCAACAGCGCAGCTGATGTATGACACCTTAAAAAAGCGTTACGGCATAACAGACGAAGAAGTGAGCCGGGCAGCAGGCGGCACGGTGGACATAACGGAAATTGACTTGAAACAGTGCTGGGGGCTTGCCTTTGCGCTGGGAGTGATAGCAAACAACCTGCAAGACGAAATGGAGCTATGCACAGTTTGTCCACATACTCACACAGAGGATTGCGCCGGGTGTGGAACCAGTGAAAACATAAAGGATTTGCAGATACAGTATGAAACCATGAAACAGAAACTTGAAGAAGTGGCAATGGAGGTATAGGGCATGGCAAGAACAAAAATACTGGTGCCGCAAGAAAAGCAGTGCGGGTATACTTCCGTTATTGTTTCATACAGCACGGGGATTGACAGCACGGGCGCTATTTACTGGGCAACACAGAACTTTGCGCCGGAAAAAATATTCCTGCTGTACTGCGACACTGGCGCAGAATACAGCGTGAATGAAGCGTTGTTTTTCAAGACTGCAAAGGTTCTGGGATTGAAACCAATATTGCTGAAAGCACCGAAAGACTTTTTATATCTGCTTTTGAATGAGCGGTTGAAGTTCCCGGACAGCAAGAACCGCTGGTGTACGGCGTATCTGAAAACGGCGGTGACAGACCACTGGATAAGAACGCACCGGGACATACTGGGTGAAAAGTGTTTGTTCATATCTGGGGAACGCCGGGACGAAAGCAGAGGGCGTGCAAAGCTGCCAGAATGTGAGTATCACAGCACGACATTGAAAACAGAGCGCAAGGGCAAGTTTGAATGTCACTGGCTGCGCACAGTGCTGGACTACGAAAAAGGCAAGATGTTTGAATTTGGAAAGCGTCTGGGACTGGACCCGCACCCGTGCTATGAATACATTGACCGTTGCAGCTGCATGATGTGCATATTTGCGAAAAATGAACAGGTCATGGAGAACATGAAGCGGCACCCGGAAGCAATGCGGAAATGGGTAGACGCAGAAGCAAAGCTGGGGTTCACATGGAAGCAGAAAACAAGCCTGCAAGAATTGTGGGACCAGTGCTTTGATATTGACGACGTGACCGAAACGGACACACCAGAACAGGCAGGAGGTGACGCCGGGTGCCAGCAGTAAAAAGAAAAGCAATTCCAAAGGCGGTGCGGCAGCAGGTGTATGACAGCTTGAACGGGCACTGCGGGTATTGCGGTTGTGAAATTACATACAAGGAAATGCAGGTGGACCACATAGAAGCGGTGTACCTGCATGAAGCAGAACTGAACGCCGGGGAAGCGCAGCAGGTGAACAGCATTGAAAATTATATGCCAGCGTGCAGAACGTGCAATTTCTATAAGTCAACAATGAGCATTGAAAGTTTCAGAAAGCAGCTGGAAACGCTGCCAGAAAGACTGGAAAAGCTGTTTATATACAGATTGGCGAAGAAATATGGGATTGTGCAGGAAATCAAAAAGCCAGTGCAGTTCTATTTTGAAAAGCAGAAAGGAGGAACGGGCAATGCCTAAAGAATATTACAGAAAGCGCAGCGAAGCCACAGAACAGGAAAGAGTTATAAACTGGGCGACGTTCTACGCAAAAGACTTCCCAGAACTGGCACTGCTGCACCATATCCCAAACGGCGGCAGCAGAAACCAACTGGAAGCCGCCAACCTCAAACGGCAGGGCGTGAAAGCTGGGGTGCCGGACTTATGCTTGCCAGTACCCAGAAACGGAAAACACGGGCTGTATGTGGAAATGAAGTGGCAGAAGAACAAGACCACGGACAAGCAGGACTGGTGGCTTGACCAGCTGCGGCAGCAGGGATATGAAACGGCGGTCTGCTGGACTGCGGAAGACGCAATGGACACCATAGCGGGTTATCTGGGAGTTATGGAGCAGACAGGAAGAAAGGTGGAATTGTAATGGGCTACATGGACAAGACATTGAAACAGACGGTGCCGTATTACAGCACCATGAAGCGTGCAGGGGCGTTCAGACAGCCCCAGAAGCCACAGAAGCGGCAGAAAAGAACGACACTGACAGAATATAGCCAGAACGGACAGAAAGCCGTATTGAAGCAGCACGTTACCGTCAATCAAGCAGCAAAGAAGCTGTATGACTATGAGCAGACGGGACTTTCACCGCATGAGGTAGCAAACCTTGTTGAGCAGGTGCAGAACTTGACAAGGCGTGTCAAGAAGTATGAAAGCTGGGAAGAATGACCGACGTTGAACGCTGCGTGATATGTAACGAGATTATCCCGGAGGGTTCGCAGGTCTGCACCGCCTGCCAGAAGAAATATGACATTGTGACCGGGGAAACAGAGGAAATGGCGCAGGAGTTGCGGGACGTGGCAGCAGTGCTGAAAATCACGGAAGCCACAGACACGAACATTAGAACGTCAATGGAAAGCATACTGCGGATAGCAGACAGACTGGAAAGGAAGAACAAAGGTGAAAAAAGACGATAAAATCAAATTACCCCAGTATTTGCCGTTAATCGTAAAAGCAAGGTTACATACTGGCGGCAGAGAGTATGAGAAAATCAAACAGGAATTAAAGGGGCAGGGCTTCACCTGCAATCAGATGAAAAGCATGGTGCGTGAGGGTAACTATTTTGACGGGCTGGTGTTGTATCTGTCAAAGTGGAACTGGGACAACCACGAAAGCTGGCACCTTTATAGCTGGGACGATAAAGACGACGAAAAAGTTATGCTGGGAATTTATGAAGCGGAGCAGTACCACCCATACAACCGATATAAGGGAGATTTTGAGAAGTTCCAGAGCGACTGGAAAAACGAGGAATACGACCCCGGTATGACATTCACTTTCAAAGACAGTGAAGTTGAGGTGCTGGAAGTCCTGCAAGAGGAAGTGGACAACATAGACCATGAAGCAGTTAAAAAGCAGGTGGCGACGGCAGAGGACGCACAGTACCAGAAACGGAGAAAACAGCGACAGCGCCGCAAGCAGAGAGCCAGCAAGGGCAGCAGGTATCACAGAAAATTCTTTTGACGGAGGAAATGACAATGGCGAAGATTTCAAAGAAAACAATAGAGAGTCTGCGGGAGTTCTTAGACCGTGGCTGCGATTATGCCGGGACACAAGAAACGGTAACAGAAATTGCAAACGAAGCGTTGAGGGAAAACGGCTGCGAGTTGTGCCAGTGTGACGACGCCAGCGTGTGCGACTGGGACGGTGACGAAGTATGCACGGTAGAAGATTTTGCAAATGTCTTCTGGGACAAAGCAGTTGAGAAAATCTTAAACGTGTTAGCTACGGAGGAATAAGGCATGGCAAAGGGTAAGAAGCATTACAGCGGCAAAGAGTTGATAAGACGCCGCAAGATAGAGCGGCAGCAGGCAGAACAGCAGCAGGGAAACAGACTGACAAAGACATTGAAACAGGTCAACCAGTTACGCCCAGTCATTGAGAGGGCAAAACAGAGAATGAGGGAGGGCAAAGAAAATGGCAGCGTTCTTGATTGAAACAGCAAAAGCACTTCTGACATTCATTGCGGTATGCGTAGGACTTGGCGTGCTGTATCTGGTGTTTGTGGTTGTTAGGGAAGTTGGTTGGATTGTAAAGCAGGAGAACCGCAGGAAATATGAGCAGGAGGGAAAAGAGAATGGAAACGGCAGTATTTAAAGCGGTGTGCCCGTTAGAGATTGGGGACACGGTAGCAATCGGAGCGGGAAAGACCGCAGCAGGAGTGAGAACGGCATATTATCTGCCAGCGGGCATGGAAGTAGTTGTGGCGGGTACGGTATCAATACACACGGTCACGGACATTTCAACAACGCATTATCTGAAAAGCGGCAAAACAGTATTCAGATATGAATTGAACGGGTCCGGCAGATATGAAGTATTAAACGTGAAAGTCCCGGTAAGAGAAACGGCAGACGAACTGAACCGCCGTGGCAGATAAAAATAAATACTTACGGAAGTATACAAAATGCACAAATATACTTCCGTAAGATTGTGTAAAATGTCGATTGCTTTTATACTTCCGTAAGTATATAATAAAGACAGTCAAAGGAACAACAACACAACATAGAAAACGGAGGTATAAGCAATGACAAAGAAGCAGTTAAAAGAAGCATACACAAACTGGAATAGAGAAATCACAAAGCTGGGAGAAAGAAAAAGAGAAATTTTCAAAGAGTTGCAGGAAATGTGCGCAGAGAAAGGCGACGGGAACCGCTGGTGTTGCATTGAAAAGTTGGTAGAGGAACTGACAAAGAAAGGCTATGTATACACCGCTATGAACTTGATAAGCGAGTATTACAATATATGCGGACAGGAAGAAGCGTTGCTGAACCTTGCATTAGCAACAAATAATTTTGAGATTTAAAAAGCACGGGTGGCGCAATGGATAGCGCAGCAGCCCCCGAAGCTGCCGGGTGCGGGTTCAAGTCCCGTCCCGTGCATTACTGGGAAAAGAAACTATAAACATACCAGATACAAGGAGGAATACCCCATGAAAACATTATCAATCATTAACTTAAAAGGTGGAGTGGCAAAGACCATTTCCAGCGTTAATATGGCACACATTCTGGCAGCAGTACACGGCTGCAAAGTCCTGTTAATCGACAACGACAAGCAGGGGAACGCCAGCAAGATTTTGAACCGCCACAGTTACGACCATAAGGGAACCGCAGAGGTTATGACCCAGCGTGGCATTGACCCGGCAGCAGTTATCCAGCACACCGATTATGACGGCTTGGACATTATCACAGCAAACATGAATTTGCTTACAGCCAACCTTGAAGTCATGCTGGACCAGTCAAGACCGCAACAGACACGCTTCAAAAAGTTTCTGGACGGCTTACAGCAGGAATATGACTACTGCATTATTGACAACGCCCCAGACATTAACATTTCAACCATAAATGCGCTGGTAGCTTCACAAGACGTCATGGTGCCTATAACCATTGATGATTTTGCAATAGACGGTCTGGCAGAACTGAAAGAACAGATTGACAACACCCGTGAGGACTTAAACCCACAGTTGCGCTTCTGCGGCTGCTTTGTCACACAGTACGACAGAACCAATGAAGCAGACACACAGGGCGAAGAGTTCTTGAAGACGCTTGAATATCCGGTGTTTGAAACACATATCAGAAAGACACCAAAAATGAAGCCCAGCACATTTGAAAGATTACCAATCATTTTATATTCCCCACGCTGCGGCGCAAGTGCCGACTATAAAGCGTTAGTGGAAGAATGGTTGAGAATGTGACCAATTCGGACACGTTAGGAGGGAAAAGACAATGGCAGGAGCAGCAAAGAAATTCAACTTGACAGAGTTATTAAACCAGCGGTCAAAGGAAGCTGGGGAACAACAGAAAACAGAACAGCAGCAGGCGGCAGCAGGCGCAGAGGTTGTCACGTCCGAAGAGGGCGTGAGCAGCACAGCTGATATTTACGACCTTATACCGTCAAAGGGCAATTTTTACAGCGTGGAAGACGTGCAAGACTTAAAACAGTCTATTGAACTTCTGGGAGTGCTACAACCACTTCTGGTGACTGATGAAGAGGAAGACGGCAAGCGCCGTATCATTGCAGGGCACAGAAGACGGCTGGCGGTCATGCAGCTGGTGGACGAGGGAAAAGAGCGTTTCAGACGGGTTCCAATCTTAATCAAGCCGAAGAAAAACGCAATTCTGGACAGACTGGCACTGATTATGGCAAACCGTTTCCGTGAGAAGACAGACTGGGAGCGCATGACAGAAGCGCTGGAAACAGAAAAGCTGGTACTGGAATTAAAAGAAAGCATGAACATTCCGGGCAGAACCCGTGATTTACTGGCAGAGATTATAGAAACGTCCCCGGCGCAGGTAGGAAGATACAAGGCAATCTATAACAATATCATTCCAGAACTGATGGCAGAATTTAAGGCAAACAGAATTGTTGTATCTGTCATTTATGAAGCGTCCGGGCTGCCGGAAGATTACCAGAAGCAGGCGGCAGAGGTATTCCGGGAAAATGAAGTGCTGACATTATCAGACATTAAGCAGATAAAGAAGAACTGGGAAGCGTCGCAGCAGATACCGGGACAGATGGACATTAGACAGATGGAAGAGAAGCAGGAAGCAGCAGGAACGGCAGAAAGTGCCACAGGCAATGAAACAGACCAGCAGCAGGAAGAAACAGCCACAGAGGGAGCAGGAGAAGCCACAGAGGGAGCAGGAGAAGCCACAGAGGGCACAGAGGACGCAACCGGGCAGCAGTCAGAATACGTTGACCCACAGCCGGAGCAGATAACGTCACTTTGTTACAGCTGCACACACTATGAGGACTGCCACGACAAGACAGCAACCGTGACCAGCTGCAATGCTTATGAGAACCGCAGAGAAGCCCAGAAGACGGACGAAGAGAGATACAACGAAGAGCAGGCAGCTATTGACCGGGAAACACAAAAGAAACTGCGTGAAATGCAGCAGGAAGAGAAAATGCAGCACTTGCCGTCTGATGATAGAAAAGAAAAGACAATCAGAGTATCACCGGAGAAAATGAAAGCCGTTGCGGTTGACCGCACAAGACCATACATGATTTTGAAAAATGATGATTACAGAGAGGGCGACACAGTAAAGCTGATTGAGTTTGCAGATGGCAGAGCAACCGGAAACACGGCAGACATGAAAATTATCTGCATGGACGACGACACGACCAGCAGCGCACTTGAAGAGGGCTATTGTGTAATAGCGTTGCAGGAGGTGTAGACGTGGTACAGATTTTAGAACTATTTGGGGGAATTGGTTCCCCCAGATGTGCTTTGCGAAATTTGAACATTCCAACAAAAGCCATTGACTATGTGGAAATAGACGAAAACGCCGTAAGGTCATACAATGCAATGTTTGCGGAAGAATTAGAGTATAAAACACAATCAGTGGTGGGCTGGAACCTCAAACCAGATATTCTGATACATGGCAGCCCGTGTCAAGATATGAGTATTGCGGGACATCAAGGAAAAGCAACTGCGGAAGCAGGGAGGATAAACAGAGGAAAAGGAGCAGACAAAGGAAGCGGCACCCGGTCAAGTCTGATGTGGGAAACAATACACATTATTCAAAATATGGGCGAATGGAAGCCGAAATATGTTATCTGGGAAAACGTGAAAAATGTATTAAATGGCTACAACAAGAAGAATTTTGAACAATACATAGCAGAAATGGAAAAGCTGGGATATACAAGCAATTATCAAATATTAGACGCAAGGGACTTTGGATTGCCACAGGCACGGGAAAGGGTTTTCACGGTATCGGTGCTGAATGGTGAGAAGTTCGACTTTTCGGACTTAATCAGAACACCAATGAAAGATATATCAGAATTTCTTCTGGACAACGACGAAGTGCCGCCAGTGTACGACGTGACACAACCGAGTGTGTACAGTGTGATTGGGGAAAAAGGCATAAGAAGAGCAACAGTAATAAAAGATTTTGCATACACAATCACGACCAGACAGGACAGAACACCAGCGCAGGTGATTGACTGCGGAAACGGGCGTTATAGATATTTAACAGAACGTGAGTGCTGGCGTCTGCAAGGATATACAGACGAAGACTACGAAAGGGCAAAAGCAGTCCAGAAGCGTTCTGGAAGATACAGAATGGCGTTATACAAGCAGGCTGGGAACAGTATTGCGGTTCCCATATTTGAAAGTATGTTCAGAAAGATAATTTTGCATGAAACAGCATAGGAGGTGCAGGAAATGCCAATAAATATGACAGATTATAAAATGATTATTCACGAAAGAATATACAATGTTCTGCAAATTATGATTGATTTTGGAAATGAACCAATAGAAGACAGAAACGCACCAAAACCAAAATTTATTGACGCAGTATACATAGATGAAGATGGAGTAATAAGAACCATGCACGACGCAGCAGAGTGCTTCCAGTTCATAAGAAAAATGGAGGTATAGCAGATGGAAAGACCAATAATAATGCTTAATACAGACAATATGCCCGTATTTTGCCGAAACCAGTGCGCAAATACAAAATGCGCAAAGCACATTTCAAAAGCCTATGAGTGCGGCGGTTCATGTTCAATGCGGCTATTGAGAGGGGAACCGGAGTGCGCAGGCTACATATCACGGAGGAAGCACAAATGAAAGAAAATGTTTGCGTTGACTGCAAACACTATGAAAGCTGCAAAAAGCCGGAAAGATACATGAAGTGTATGGGGTACGAAGAGAAAGAACGGCAGCAGGCAGCAGGAGAAAACGCAGTTGACGTGCAAGACGGATAGAAGCCGGGAAAGACTGGCAAAAACAAAGAATGGAGGAAAAGCAAATGGCGCAGGCAATGGAAAAAGGCAGGGTTATTGAATTGCTGGAATATTACAAAGACATAGACGGGGAGGTGAGTATATACAGAAAGATAATAAGTGACTTAACGGACCAATACTACAATCCCATTGGCGCTATACAATGCGACGGTCTACCAAAAGGAAAAAATAATATATCACGACAAACAGAAAATATGGCGCTTAATATTCCAGATTATGTCAGCGGCGAAATCAGAGAGTATGAAGCAAAGGTGCAGCAGTTGCAAGCCTTAAAGGCACAGATTTTGCAGGAAGTTTCAAGGCTGAAACTGAAAGAAAAGCGCATTATTTTTGATTTTTACATGCACAACCTCAAATGGGAACAAGTAGCGGTACGCAATTCATACAGTGAAAGACAGTGTAAGAATATCAGAGATACAGCACTTGAAACACTTTCACAGAGGTTTGAAAAGAACCAGATTATTTCACAATTTCAGAGGATTGCATAAGCAATCATTGCCCGCCATTGCCTGCGTTTTACTGGTATAATTTAAGCCAGTGAAGCAGGCTTTAAGTCGTTATATTTGCACGTTGGCAATAGTGGGCTTTGGTGATTTTTTGAATTTACAAAGCCCATAATTTTTTATACTTCCGTAAACTGGAAGAGTTGGAAAGAATGAAAACGAACGAAAAGAGGTGAGAAGATGGGAAGACCACGGAACCCGGAACGGGACAAGTCAATGCAACGCTATCTGGACGCAGACGGCAAGATTGAAACAGCGGAACTGGCGAAGCTGGCAGGGGTGCCAGAAGTGCGGATAAGAAAATGGAAGTCAGAAGACAGCTGGGACGAAGCGCTGAAAAACAAGCCGAAAAAAAGAGGGGGTCAAAAAGGCAACAAAAATGCTGCCGGGAAAACCCCAGCAAAAAAGGGCAATAAAAATGCCGTAACACATGGGGCATTTGCGCAGGCGGGATATGAAGACATAGACCAGGAGCAGGCGGCAGCCATACAGAACATGGGCACACCGTCCGCAATGTCACAAATGATGGAGGAATTGCAGGCACTATATCTGCGCAAAGCCTATCTGGAAAGCCTATTGAAAGAGTATGAAAGCCCAGAAGCAGGCGGTTTTTACACAGATAAAATAGTACACATGATTGTACCAAAGAGCATGGAGGAAAGACAGCAGGAAGAGGACTGCGGCATGGAACACCAGCAGTGCGCAGACCCAGAGGGAAGCAAGACAGAAACATATAAAACAGCCATGAAGTCTGTCATTAAGTCCAGCCCATTTGAACGGGCAATGAAAGTGGAAGCCGAACTAAACAAGCTGCATGGGCGTATCATCAAGCAGCTGGATAGTATCAAGGCGTATGAGTTGGAGGACAGACGCTTGACGCTTGCTGAAAAGCAACTTGAATTGAACAAACAGAAGCTAACGGGAGAATTTGAGATTGACCCGGACGGAAGCACAGAAAACGACGAAATCACAGACGTTGTGGACGACGTTTGATAGGTTCTTCCGGCGGTCTGGAAGCACTGCGGGTACGGCGACGCCCAAAACCTGCCCAGATATAATTTTGAAAATTTCATTTCCGCTTCCGACCCGGTAAAAAAATAAAGGGGTAGGGGCTAAAAAAGAAAAAATGTGACCAATTCGGACACAGAAGAAAGGGGGTGCGGTTTTTGAAAGCGTACACTTCAAAGGCGGTTGCCGCTTGGCTGGATATTTCAGAACGCAGAGTGCGCCAGCTGCGTGACGAAAAGGTTATAACGGAAATCAGACCGGGGCTGTACGACTTGAAGACCGTAAACCACCAGTACATAAATTATTTGCGCAAAAACAACCCGGAAAGTGAAAGCGCAATAGATTATAACGCAGAACGTGCAAAACTGGTCAGAGCAAAAAGAGAAGCACAAGAACTGGAATTGCAGCTGCGCAGAAATGAGGTACACACCACAGAGGACGTGGAACAGGTAATGACAGACACACTTGTTAGGTTCAAAACAAGGCTTATGGCTATACCTGCAAAGTTAAGCCCCATTTTATCAAAGAAAAAGGACCAGACAGAAATATTTAAGCTGCTGAAAAGCGCCATTGATGAAGTATTGGAAGAACTTTCGGACTTCCAGACGGTGTTTGGGTACGGTGTAGACAATGAAGAAAAACACAGTTGATATGTTCACACGGATTTTCAAAGTGCTACAACCACCGCCGGAAATGACACTTTCACAGTGGGCAGATAAGTTCCGCAGACTGTCTGCCGGGTCTTCCGCAGAGCCGGGGCGCTGGAAGACAGCAAAGGCACCGTATCAAAAAGAGATTATGGACGCCATAACAGATATTACAATAAAAAAAGTCGTGATTATGTCAGCAGCACAGGTGGGAAAGACAGACGCAATGGTGCTGAACCCTATTGGATATTATGTGCATTATGACCCGTCACCGATTATGGTTATACAGCCGACAATAGACATGGCAGAGAAGTTTTCAAAAGAAAAGCTGTCACCTATGTTGCGTGATACGCCCGTATTGGCTGACCGTATAAACGAAAAGAGCCGCAACAGCGGTAACACAATCATGCAAAAGATATTTCCGGGCGGCTTCATAACGATTGCAGGCGCAAACAGCCCAACAGGACTGCGAAGCCACACAATCAGAATATTGCTTGCAGACGAGATAGACGCATACCCAGCCAGTGCAGGAAAAGAGGGCGACCCACTTTTACTGGCTTCAAAGCGTCAGACTACATTCTGGAATAAAAAGCAGGTGGACATTTCAACGCCGACAGTCAAAGGGGCTTCCAGAATAGAAGTGGAGTACGAAAACAGCAGCCGGGGAGAATGGAACGCACCGTGCCCGTGCTGCGGAGAACTGCAACCGCTGGTCTGGTCAAATGTCGTGTTCGACAAAAACGACCTATCAGAAATCAGATATGCTTGCAGCAAGTGCGGCGTCATATCCAGTGAAGCAGAATGGAAAGAACACTTTATTGACGGAACCTTTGTGCATGAAGACCCAGACAACCCCGTGCGTGGGTTCCACTTGAACACGCTTGCTTCCACATTGACCACATGGCAAGAAGTCGTTGAAAAGTTTCTGACGGCAAATGACCAGATGAAAAAAGGCAACGTGGAACTGATGAAAGTATGGACTAATACCGAAATGGGGCAAACGTGGGAAGAAGACGGGGAAACCATAGAAGACGACGAACTGATGAAGCGCCGGGAGAAATACAAGTGTGAAGTGCCAGAAGAAGTGCTGTACTTGACGGCTGGCGTAGATACGCAGGACGACAGATTTGAAATTGAAGTTGTGGGCTGGGGTCCAGAATATGAAAGCTGGGGCATTAGGTATGCGGCAATATACGGCGACAATTCAGACATCAACAATCAAGTCTGGCAAGACCTTGACACATTCTTATTGCAGACCTTTGAAAAACCGGACGGAACGAAAATGAAGCTGTCATGCGTCTGCATTGACAGTGGAGGACACAGAACCAATCAAGTATATAAATTCTGCAAAGCCCGGTTCAATCGCAGAGTATTTGCAATCAAAGGTTCAAACGATAGCGCCGCAGCGTATATCCAGAAGCCGTCAAAAAGCAACCGTGAGGGCGCATATCTTTTCACACTGGGAGTTGATACCGGAAAAAGCCTGCTTATGGACAGACTAAAGTTGGAGGAAGAGGGACCCGGCTTTTGCCATTTTCCGAAAGAAGAGGGCAAGGGATATGACGAAAAGTATTTCAAGGGCTTAACGTCGGAAAAAAAGGTAATGCGCTACAAAATGGGAAGACCGTATTTTGCGTGGGAACTGAAAGACAAAGGCGAACACAAACGAAATGAAGCGCTGGACTGCCGGAACTATGCAACGGCAGCTATTGAAATTATCAATGTACCATTGAAGAAACCGGACAAAAAGAAAGAAGCCACGGCAGCAAAGAAAATTGTAAAACGTGGCAGAAGAAGAAGTGGAGGAATATTATAAATGGCAGGAATTACACTGGAAACAGCAAAAAGACACCTTGACGCATGGCTGGAAGCGGAACTGGCGGTGACAAACGCCCAGTCCTACACAATAGGCAGCAGAACAATGACGAAAGCAAATCTGACCGAAATTAGGAAGTCTATTGAATATTGGCAAGGGAAAGTCACTGCGCTTGAAAATGCGGCAAAATACGGCGGCAGGAACCGTGCAAAACGATTTGTGCCACGGGATTTATAAAAGATTGCCCGTGATTGCCCGTTTTTAGGGTTTATTTCCCCCCATTGCCCGCAAAAATGGGGTAATATTGTAGCGTGAATAAGTGAGAAAAGACGAAAAGCACCCGTGAAAAGGTGCTTTTTTCATGTAATAAAGGAGGTGAAAGCGTGGGAATTGCAGCAGGAATTGATAAGGTAATAGCAGCCATTGCACCGCAAGTGGCACTGAAAAGAACGGTTGCAAGGCAGAAAATGCAGATTTTAGACAGTGGCTATGGCAATTATGGCGCCAGCGTCACAAAAAAATCACTTGCAGGCTGGCTTCATGCAGGCGGCAGCAGTCGTGAGGACATAGAAGACAACGTATCTGTATTGCGGCAGCGTACCCGTGATTTGTATATGGGCGTGCCACTGGCAAATGGAGCAGTCAAGACCATGCGCACCAATGTTGTTGGACGTGGGTTGCGGTTGAAGTCAACCATTGACGCAGAAACGCTGGGAATTTCACCAGAAGAACGCCGGAACCTTGAAAAGAAGATTGAAAAAGAATGGTCTATCTGGGCTGAAAGCAATGATTGCGATATGTCAAGGATAGATAACTTTTATGAGTTGCAGCAGTTGGCTTTTATGAACTGGCTTATTTCTGGGGATTGTCTGGCAGTATTGCCAATTAAGCCACGAATAAACCAGCCATATGACCTGCGTGTGCAGCTGATAGAAGCGGACAGGCTTTGCAGTCCGGACAACTGCGACACAATAGACAACCAGATTGTCGGAGGTGTGGAGGTTGACAAGTCCGGGGAAGTGATAGCGTATCACATAGCGAACCACCACCCGTTGTCATACGCATACAATGACATAAGCTGGCAGAGGGTTGAAGCATACGGACAAAAGACCGGAAGAAGAAACGTGCTTCACATGATGAACCGGGAAAGAATAGAACAGCGCAGAGGAGTTCCATTCCTTGCACCAGTCATTGAAAGTTTGAAACAGCTTGGAAGATACACGGACGCAGAGCTTGTGGCGGCGGTTGTGTCCGGTATGTTTACTATTTTTATTGAAAAGGCAGACGCCAGCGCAGAAGACGCCATAGGAAGTATGCTGCCGGAAGAAGTGCAGGTGGACGCAGAAGACGAAAGCACCATTGAACTTGCGCCGGGTGCTGTTATCGACTTAAACGAGGGAGAAAAAGCACACGACACAAACCCCGGAAGACCGAACGCAAATTTTGGCAGCTTTGTGGAAGCAATATGCCAGCAGATAGGCGCAGCACTTGAAATTCCGTATGAATTACTTGTGAAGCGTTTTAATTCCAGCTATACAGCCAGCAAAGGCGCACTGGAAGAAGCATGGAAAATGTTTAATATGTACCGTGGCTGGCTATCAACGGACTTTTGCCAGCCAGTGTATGAAGAATGGCTGACGGAAGCGGTAGCGAAAGGGCGTATCAAAGCACCGGGCTTCTTTGCAGACCCAGCAATTAGAAAAGCGTATTGTGGGGCAAAGTGGAACGGACCTGCAAAAGGTATGCTTGACCCAACAAAAGAGGTTACAGCAGCGAAAGAGAGAGTGTCAAACGGCTTTAGCACCAGAAGTGATGAAGCAATGCAAATGACAGGAAGCAACTTTTATAACAATGTCGAACAGTTGAAACATGAAGAAAAAGAACTGAAAGAGGTGAAGAAAATTGCCAATGGAACCACAAACAAACAGAACACCCCAACAGAACCCACAGACAATGCCGGGAATGAACCAGCAGCAGGACAGCAGAACGCCGGGCAATCCTTACGGGGTGACAACAAATAAATTCTGGAACTTTATCCCGGCAGCCGGGGACAAGCCACCGGAACTGCTTTTATACGGCGCAATAAGCAGCCAGCAGTCATGGTGGGAAGACAGGGTGACACCACAGCAATTCAATCAAGAACTTGCGGCGCTTGGTGATGTGCCGGAAATTATCGTGCGCATTAACAGCGGCGGCGGTGATGTGTTCGCAGCAAATGCGATTTTTACAAGATTGAAAGATTGTTCAGCGAAAGTGACAGTCAAAATTGATGGCTGGGCAGCTTCCGCAGCCACAATCATTGCTATGGCAGGCGACACAATCAAGATTGCCAGAAACGGTGTATTTATGATACATGACCCTGCAATGACAGTCTGGGACACTTTCAGAGCAGAAGACTTTTTGAAGATGGCTGATGAACTGAAAGTGATTAAACAAAGTATTGTCAATACATATGCCAGCAAGACTGGCAAAAAGACAGAGGACATAGAACAGCTTATGTCAAATGAAACATGGTGGACGGGCGACATTGCCGTTGAAAACGGCTTTTGTGATGAATTGATGTTTGAAGACAGCACAACGGTTGTTGAAAATTCTTCAAAAATCGTGGTCAATTCAGTACCCATTGACGTTTCCATGTTCAAGAGTATTCCAACCCAGTTATTAAACAGCCCGCACAATCAAAATCCGGGTAGTTTAGTAAATAGTGCAACAGAACCTATCAACAAGCCACAGGAAAAGGAGGAACCAGAAATGGCAGCACCAGAAAACAAAATCACAACGGTTGACGCACTAAAAGCCGCATACCCGGATTTAGTAGCGACAATCCAGAATGAAGCAGCAACCACAGAACGTGCCAGAATTAAAGGCATTGAAGACTTGGCAAACGGCAACTATGACGCAATCGCAAAGGACGCAAAGTTTGTCAACCCTATTTCTGCACAGGAAATGGCAGTCAAAATCATTTCAGAACAGAACAAAGCGGGCGGCAACTACATTCAGAACCGCCAGCAGGACGCACAGAACGGCGGGGCAAACGGCGTATCTGGCGTAACACCGGAAGACAACGCAGGCGGTGACGGAAAAGACCCGTTCAATGCCGCTATTGACAAGTTGTTTCCAGATACAAAATAAGGAGGTAGCGCAAAATGAGTGAATACGCAGTAGAGAAGAGAGAAACAGCACCGAAAAATTTCTTTGCTGGCGACTTCCCAACAGTACCGGAAACGGGAGTTGCGGGCGCAGAAATCAAAGAGTATGCACCAGTAATGGTTGACACAGAGAACGAAAACAAAATCATTCCGGTTGCTACAACAAAAGAAGCGAACGCAATCGGAATTTCTGCGGCAGCAGCAGGCAAGGGCGAACCAGTCACATATTATTTGACGGGTGAGTTTTTCGCTGACGCATTAAACCTTGAAGCAAGCACAGATTTAGCAAAAATCAAAGAAGCACTGCGAAAAGTATCAATCTTTTTGAAGTAAGGAGGATAAAACAATCATGGCAAATGAAGTATCTATTTACGAACCACGAACAATGGGCAGAGTGGTTCAGAAATTACCGCCCGTGCGTACTTTTTTTAGAAGTACATTTTTCAAACATGAAGAAACATTCGTAACAAAGAATGTTGATGTTGATTTCAAGAAAGGAAGCAGAAAGGTTGCGCCGTTTGTCAGCCGTGTAGTTGGTGGAAAGGTAGTGCCAAACACTGGCTATGAAACAAAGACCTACACACCGCCTTTAGTTGCACCGGAAAAGGTCACAACGGTTGACGACCTTTTGCAGCGCAGACCGGGTGAAAGCCTTTATTCTGGCAGAACACCTGCGGAACGTGCAGTGCTTAAAATGGCTGATGATTTCAAGGAACTGCGAGAAATGATTTTACGCCGTGAAGAGTTAATGTGCGTACAGACCATTTTTACTGGCACAATCCCTATCATTGGCGACGGAGTAAATGAAGTGATTGACTTCTCTTTTACAAACAAAGAGAAAATCACAACAGCAGCGAAGAAGTGGACTGCCGACACTTCCGACCCTATCGCAGATTTGAAGCGCTGGCACGAAACCGTACAGAAGACCGGATTTGTAAACTGTGATATTTGTGTTATGGGTGGCGACGTTGCAAATGCGTTTGTAAATCATGCAAAGGTGCAGAAAATGCTTGATGTGAAAAACTTCAATCTTGCGGTTATACAGCCTAAACAGTTACCGAACGGCGTCACATACCTTGGAACCATTCACGAACTGGGACTTGATATTTACAAGTACAATGAGTGGTATCTTGACGACTGGACAAACCCAGACAAACCGGAGGACAAGCCGCTTGTACCTGCTGACAGCTTGGCACTGTTAAGTACAAACGCTGATTATTCCATGTACTATGGAGCAATCACACTTATTAAGGAGCCGGACGGCAACTTTATGACCGTAGAGGGTAAATATGTACCGGACGCATGGACAAAACGCAAGCCTGCCCGCCGCTTCCTCAATCTGTCTTCTGCACCGTTATGCGTTCCGCATGATGTAGACAGCTGGTTTGTTGCAACACCTATCTAATGGACTTCAAAGCACAGCTTGCCAGTGACATGAAAGTGTTTCACAACTGCGGAGAAATGGCAACTATGACTGATATATGGTATCAAGGCAAGAAACACTATTTGCCCATAATCATTGACCACACGGCAGCCGACGAACGGCAGAGAGGAAACGGGGACAATGCAGAGGGCATAAACCGTGCTTCTTGTCTGGTCTATATGTCATTATATGATTTTGGTTGCGTTCCCAAAAAAGGACGCCAGCTTGAAATTGACGAAGCCGGGGCAATCAATATGTATAACATTTCAAAAGCAGACTGCGAGGACGGGGAAATAATTCTTGAATTGGAGATGTTGGAAGAATGATTGAAATAACATCTGACGCAATAGAAAGAGTGGGAACCCTGCTGGCAGACGTTCCAAAAGGTGCAGAAAGAGTATTTGCCAGCGCTATGAACCGTGGTATTTCCAGAGTGAAGACACAGGCAATAAAGCAGGTAAAAACCGTATATGCCGTAAATGGCGCAGCACTGACGAAAGCAACCAGAATAAATATAACCAAAGCCAGCACGGGAAACCTTGCGGGCTTTGTTTCGTTTTCTGGCGTGAAAATACCACTGTACAAATTCAAAATAACGCCGACGAAGCCCGGAACCGGAAAGCAGGTGCGGGCGGCGGTCAAAAAAGGTGGCAGCGGGACACCGTTTGAAGACGCTTTCGTTGCAGAAATGAAAAGCAATAGTCACACAGGAGTATTTGAGAGGACAGGGCGCAAGCGTTTTCCGATTGAAGAGAAAATGGGACTATCAGCAGCACAGATGGTGGGAAATGAAGATATTATAGACGGGCTGGAAAAGGAAGCACAAGAACTGGTAAACGAAAGAATTATACACGAAATGAACAGGATTTTGAACGGTTATGGAGGGTAAAGCGTTATGACACCAGTTTTTTTGTTGGAAGAATTGCAGAAATTCATTAGTTCCAAAACGTCTGACATTATTTTGCCAGTGCGAACCAGAACGGGAAGCAACGAAGAAAAAGAAAGAGCAGCAGCAGTTTATAAAATGGGGCTACCGGAAGCAGACGACGTGCAACAGAAAGTACCATACATTCTGTTAAAGTTCCTAACAGGGACGGACGACAAGAAAGCGGGCGAACCAGAGGAAGACAGCTGCAAAGTAAGAATAATATTTGCGGTGTATTCAGAAGATGGACAGGACGGACCACTTGCACTTCTTAATCTGATTTTGAGAGTGCGCAGCGAATTGAAGAAAGCCGGGACAATCGGCGGCGGTCAATTTGCTTTGGAACTGCCGCTGGAATATATCGTATATCAAGACACCACGCCGCCATACTACATGGGCGAAATGGTGACAAATTGGAGTATGCCAGTCACGCAACGTGATGTGGCAGAGATTTTGCACAATTTATAGACAGGAGGAAGACAAAATGGCAAAAGCGACCACAGCAAGCGCCACAGCAGCCGAAAAGGACGCTGAAAAGGTGCAGGCGGTAGAAAATACCACAACAGAAGAAAAAGCCGTAAAAACGGCAAATACGCAGTCGGAAACAGTAAAGCTGATTTACATTGGACCGAACCTGCCAAAAGCAATGCTGCCATGCAACAAGATTTTTGAGGGAACAGACAAAGAGATTGAAGAAGAACTTTCTTTCATTCTTGAAAAGTTCCCGCTTGTAAGAAAAATGCTGGTTCCTATTTCCGAACTGGCAGACAAGAAAGACAAGGTGAAGACAACCGGGAATGTATACAACAAGTATTATTCAGACTTAAAGGCTGCCGCCCTTGCATACGCAGAACAGGAGGTATAACAAATGAGTGACGTATCACATGGAGTAAACGCCAGCAAGACAAACAATGGCGCAATCACGCCCGTGTCCGTAGATACTGGCGTGCATTTTGTGGTTGGAACAGCACCCGTGCAGATGGTAAACGGAAAAGTAAATGAAGTCATTATGGCTTCAAGCTACAAAGAAGCAGTGCAGGCGTTGGGATATTCCGACGACTGGAAGAAATACAGTCTTTGTGAAGAGATTTACACAGCGTTTACATTGTTCAATTCTGCGCAGGTGTTCTTTGTAAATGTTCTTGACCCTAAGAAGCACAAGAAAACAGTTGATGAAACACAGAAAGACGTTGTAGACGGTCAGATTGTATTACCTGCGGAAGCAATCGCAGGCAGTGTGGAAATCACAGGAAAGACAGCCGGGGAAGATTACGAAGTATTTTACAGCGACACAAACTGCGTTGTGGAGTTCTTAAAAGAAACAACAGGCAAACTTACCGTGAAATATGACGCCGTGGACGCTTCACAGGTCACAAAAAGTGATATTATCGGCGGTTACAGCGTAAGCACACACAAGACAACCGGGCTTGAACTGATTAACAATGTATTTCCACTTTATACAAAGGTTCCAGACCTTATTTTGTGTCCGAATTGGTCACATGACGCAGAGGTTGCAGCTGTAATGTCTGCAAAGGCAGAGAATATCAACGGACTGTTTGAGGGTGAAGCAATTCTGGACATTGACTGCACGGCAGAAACCGGGGCGACATACTACACGGAAGTGCCAGCATGGAAGAAACAGAAAAACTTCACAAAAAGAACAGAAGTTGTCTGCTTCCCTAAAGTTGCGCTGGGAGATAGAGTTTTCAATCTTTCAACACAGCTTGCAGCCAGTATGTCAGCCGTAGACAATGCGGAAGAGTACGGCGGCGGCACACCTTGCGAAAGTGCTTCAAACAAGGGTATACAGGCAGACAGAATGGTTACTGCGGACGGTTCGGAAGTAGTCATGGATATTCAGCAGGCAAACTACTTGAACGAAAACGGCGTTGTGACTGCACTTAATTTCTTTAATGGCTTTGTAAGCTGGGGAAATTATACGGCTTGTTATCCTGCCAACACAGACGTGACGGACTATTTCTACTGTATCAACCGTATGTTCAAGTGGGTTGCAAAGACGCTTATTTTGACGTACTGGAACTACATTGACAGAGGAATTAAAAGACGTCTGATTGACGCAGTTGTGCAGTCAATCAATGATTGGCTGGCAAGCCTTGCAACTGATGAAAAAATCATTGGTGGACGTGTGGAGTTCAACGAAAGCGAAAACAGCACAAGTCAGCTTGCAGCAGGAATTGTGCGTTTTCACATTTATATGACGCCGCCATCACCAATGCAGAAAATGGACTTTGTGCTTGAATATGACTTGTCATATCTTGCAGCACTGGTGGCAGCATAACAGGAGGTGAAACAGAATGTCAAAAGTTGACGAATTAGTTATTAACTATGCGATTTACGAAGACGCCGTAGAGTATCTGGGAACCACAGAAGTGACACTGCCAGACTTGGAGTACATGACGGAAGAGTTGAGCGGCGCAGGCATTGCGGGAAATATCGAAGAAATCATTATCGGTCACTTAAATGCAATGTCAACAACTTTCAATTTCCGAACTGTCACAGCGGCAGCAGTCAAGCTGATGGAACCACGGGTACACAGAATTGACCTGCGAGTTGCACAGCAGAGAATGAACCTGCGCACAAGCGCAAACGAAGTGTCCGGCGTTAAGCACATTATGAAAGTAAAGCCGAAGAAGACAGCACTTGGAAAAGTTGCGGCAGCTTCAACAGCTGATGTAAGCGGTGAATATGCCGTTTCATACTATGCAATGTACTTGGACGGTTCAAAGGTAACGGAAATTGACCCGTTAAACTTTGTGTGCATTATCAATGGCAAAGATTACTTAAAGGACGTCAGAAAAGCATTAGGCAAGTAAAAAAGACAGCAGGAGCCAGCGGGAAGACCGCTGGTTTTTTTCCTGCCTAAAATCAAAGATATGGAGGAATAAACAATGTCAGATACAACAAATACAACTGAAAACATGGAGCAGGTAACAGAGCAGGAAAAGGAAATGCAGGAAGCACAGGCAAGCGGCGTGGTCAATTTTGACGACAAGAAGAAAGACAAGGAAGAAGACGGCAGTTTGAATTATACACACACATTCAAAAAGCCCAGAGAGATTGAGGGAAAGAAGTATACAAAATTAACTTTCTATTTTGACAATTTAACTGGTGAAGATATTGAAGCAGTAGAACAGGAACTTGCAGACCAGAACAAATATGCACTTTCACCGGAAATTTCCTCTGCGTTCCAGTGTATTCTTGCGGCAAAAGCTGCGGGGGTTGCTTCTGATGAAATCAGACGTCTTCCGGTAGGTGATTACATGAAAATTAAGAACAAAGCAAGGGATTTTTTAATTGCTGCGGGCTATTAAAAATTAAAGAACCCGCAAAGTTCATAAGAAAGCAGATATACAAAATGTCAAGGGCTTCACATACGCCCGTCCCGTTCTGGCTGCAAATGCCTATACGCAGACTTTTTGCATGGATTGAAACCATAAATGAAGTGGAAAAAGAAGAAGCGGAAGAGCAGAAACAGAACAGCAATAATGCGTAGGGAGGTGAAACAGCTTGGCAGGGTCACAAAAGGAATTTGAACTGCTTTTTAAGCTGAAAGCGTCGCTGGGTGGCAATTTTAACAGCACATTCAAAAGCGCAATTAACACCAATAACCAGTTACGGGACAGCTTAAAAAATGTCAATTCCCTGCAATCAAAGATTGACGGCTACACAAAGCAGTCTGCCGCTATTGATAAGAACAAAGAACGGCTGGCGCAGCTTAACGCAGAGCATGACCGATTACAGCAGGAATTGCAGCAGACAGGCGAACCCACAGAAGCACTGCGGAAGAAGCTTGAAAAGAATGAAAACCAGATACAACAGACCACTGCCAAAATCGAAGAACAGGAAAAACAATTAAACAGTTATGCCGACGAACTGAAAGCAGCCGGAGTAAATACGGATAATCTGGAAGAAGCCAACGGAAGACTGCAAAAGTCTTATGAAAAGCTGCAAACTTCACAGCAGACGTTGCAAAAACTGAATGACAAGCAACAGCAGGTAGAACAGAGCATTTCAAAGACAAAAGGACAACTGCTGGGAACTATTGGCGCAATTAGTGCCGTAGCCGCCGCAGTGTATGCAGGACCCGTGCAGGCAGCGCAGCAGTACGAAAAAGCAATAGCAAAGGTGGGAACCATTGCAGATACGCAGGAAGTCCCACTGGGCACATTGTCACAACAGATAATGGAACTGTCAAACAAGACAGGAATTGCAGCCAATGCCATTGCTGATGATGTATACAACGCTATATCTGCCGGACAGAAGACAGGTGACGCCGTAAACTTTGTTACAAACAGTACGAAGTTAGCAAAAGCCGGATTTGCGGAAAGTTCGCAAACGCTGGACGTATTAACAACCGTATTGAACGCATACGGCATGAGTGCGGACAAAGTAAGCACGGTATCAGATATGCTGGTACAGACGCAGAACAAAGGTAAAGTGACAGTAGGAGAACTGGCAAGCAGTATGGGTAAAATCATACCGACTGCAAACGCCAGCAATGTTTCACTGGAACAGTTATGCGCCGGATATGCAATAATGACCAGCAAAGGTATTGCAGCCGCAGAAACGACAACATACATGAACAGTATGTTAAATGAGTTGTCAAAGTCTGGAAGTACGACAGACAAGCTATTGCGGCAGAAGATGGGCGGCAGCTTTGCAGAATTGATGGCAAGCGGTAAATCACTTGGGGAAATTCTGGGAGGTATACAGGAAGAAGCCAGCAAGTCTGGTCTTGCCCTATCTGATATGTTCAGCAGTTCAGAAGCCGGAAAAGCGGCAATGTCGCTTCTGTCAAACGGAGTTGACGGCTTCAATTCAAGCGTACAAGACATGGTAAACAGCGTTGGGGCAACAGACAGCGCATTTGCCAAAATGGAAGACACCACAGAAGCCAAAATGGAAAAGGCAAAGAACAGTATAGCAAACTTGGGTATTGTTCTTGGTCAAAACTTACTGCCGATTGTAGGAAATTTGGCAGACAAAGTGGCGGTGGTGGTCACTAAAGTTTCAGAATTTGCGGCAGCAAACCCAAAATTGGTGCAAACAGCCCTAAAGGTAGCGGCAGGGCTGGCGGCATTGAAAGTGGGAATGTTGACAACAAAGCTGGTTACATTATCAGCACAAGACGGCATATTGTCACTGGCAAAAAAACTGCTGGGACTGCGTGCCGGATTTATTGAAAACGCAGCAACAAGCGCAAGTTTTGCGGAAAAGCTGAAAACAGCTGGAAGCGGTATATTGTCATACTTTGGCAATGTAAAAGGCGCTATGGGCGGCGTAGGTTCTGCAATAGGTAATATATTCAGTGGCAACAGAGTTGTTGGAGCAGTAACAGGCTTTATGGGCGGCGTGAAGCAGTCCATTGTCAGCGGCTTTTTAGGAATGGCAGGAAAAGCAAGCGGAGCATTGACAGGAGCCGGAACAAAAATGCTGGGACTTATGCTGAAACCATTTTCGTTGATTGGCGGCAAGCTGGGTCCGATACTTGGAACGGTAGGCAGTGCGATTGCAAACAGCCCACTTGGAAAAGTAGGTGGCTTCATAACAAAGGGGATTACCGGAGCATTTAGCAAGGCAACAACACTGATTGCACCGCTGGGAAATGCGGTAAAAACGGTGCTGGGTCCTATTGGAAACCTTGCAAAAACAGCACTGGGACCACTTGGAGGTATTGCAGGAAAGATATTGCCAGTTGTGGGCGTTATCACAACGATTATTACAGTAATACAGCTTGTAAAGAACCATCTTGAAGAGATAAGGGGATTTATACAGCGAACCTTTGGTGATGAAGCGTTGGCAGTCTTTGACAAGATTGTTTCGGTCATTACCAACATAGGCGACACCATAAAGAATGTGTTTTCTGATGGGAACATAGGTGCAGCCCGTGACAAGATACAAGAATTGTTCGGAGATAAAGGCGCAGCAGTCTTTGACACGTTTGTAAATGTGCTGGGAACAGTAAAGAACGCAGTTTCAGAGGTTGTGGGCTTTATAACCACATACGTTGTGCCAGTTGCAGAACAGGTATTGCAGGTGATTGTTACACAGGTAATACCGGGGATTGTTAGCTTTATTCAAGCGGCAGCCCCAACCATTATGCAGATTATACAAAGCATTGCTGATTTTATCGGCGCAATTATTCCGGTGATAGGAAGTTTCATTGCTGGTCTTATGCCGATTATTTCAGAAATAATCACATTCATTTCAACTTATGTTTTGCCGATTATTTCAGAATTATTCAGTTTTATTTGTAGCACGGTACTTCCGGCAATTTCCGCAGCAATTCAAGCAATTTTACCAGTGGTAACAAATGTATTGCAAACGCTTTTACCTGCGATACAAACAGCACTGACAACAATCTGGAACATAGTTTCACCGATAATTCAAGGAATTTTAGCAGCAATACAATTTGTAATGCCAACAATCCAGTCTATCGTACAAAGCGGAGTTCAAGCAATTTCCGGTGTGATTTCTGGAATTGCAACCGTACTGAATGGAATTATCACTTTCATAACTGGTGTATTTTCCGGGAACTGGCGGCAGGCTTGGGAGGGCATAAAGCAAATATTTTCTGGAATTTGGCAGGGTATCAAGTCAGTGTGTACGGGAGTTATCAACGGCATTATATCTGCGGTCAACACGGTTATACGTGGATTGAACAAAGTAAAAGTGCCAGACTGGGTGCCGGGCGTAGGTGGAAAGGGTATAAACATATCTGAAATACCTATGCTGGCGAAAGGTTCCAAAAATACACCAGACACGTTCATTGCTGGTGAAGCGGGACCAGAGTTAATCACGAACGCACCGGGGCGCACGGTGTTTACAGCAGACCAGACAAGAAACATTCTGGCTGCACAGAATACAGCAGCCACAACAGCGGCAGCGGTAGCGCCAACAGCACAGACCACAACAGCACCGCAGACGGTGAATAACTACAACACAGCGCCAGAGGTAACAGCAGGCGCAGGAAGCGGCGGTGGAAGTGCAAACAACGTAACTATCAACAACAGTCCGACAATCGTTATCAATGGGGACAAGCCGGAAGACTTGGACGCAAAACTGGAAGAGAACAACAGAAAGTTGCTGCGTGACGTTGAAGACCTGCTGGACGAAAAAGAAGACAAGGAGAAGCGGCAGAAATATGACTAAAAGCTACACAACCATATCTGGGGATATGTGGGACAAGATAGCATTTGAACAAATGGGAAGTGTCCTGCATACAGATAAGCTGATGAAAGCCAATGTCAAGTACGCCAGCACCTACGTTTTCCCTGCCGGGGTTGTATTAACAATCCCGGAAGTGGAAGACGAAGAAGACTTGGAACTGCCACCGTGGAAAAGGGGGCTGCTGACGTAGAATGAGCGCAAAAGACATGGCACGCCGGGTGGAACTGCGGTTGAAATTTCAAAACGTAAAAGTCCCGGCAGATATAAATAAATATTTAAGCAGCCTTACTTTCACTGACGAAGACGAAGATAACGCAGACGATTTGCAGCTTGCGTTTGATGATAGAGAAAGAAAGTGGCTGGGAAGCTGGCTGGAAGTAAAGCCGACTTTCATTAAGACCACAACGACGGTGCAAAAGCAGGTTGAAGCTGCAAGCGTTGTCAATTATGTGGTCAAAAAAGGTGATACGCTTTGGGCTATTGCCAAAAAGTATCTGGGAAGCGGTACAAAATACCCGCAGATTGCTTCTGAAAACAATATCAAAAACCCCAACTTAATATATCCGGGGCAGGTTTTCAAAATCACAACGGGCGGTACAGCAACACAGACGGTCACAGAAACGAAAGAAACAACAAAGAAAGTGTCTGACCCTAAATTGATAACAGCAACGATTGTTCAGAAGAACTGGCACGACAACGGCAAAGACGCCGTGCTGGACTGCGGGACATTTGAACTGGACAGCGTAGACGCCAGCGGACCGCCAACAAAAATCACACTAAAGGGCACGTCAATTCCTTATACTTCCAAAATGAGAGTAGAAAGAAAATCAAAGGCGTGGGAAAACACCAATTTGAAAGTGATTGCGGAGCAGATAGCGTCCGAAAGCAACTTGAAACTGATGTACATTGCGGACAATATACCAAAGTACAAAAGAAAAGAGCAGGTACAGACGTCAGACATTGTGTTTTTACAGAAATTATGTAAAGCGGCAGGGCTTGCGCTGAAAGTAACCACAATGAATGTGGTTATCTATGACGCCGCAGAGTATGACAGCAAGCCACCCATAAAAACCATAAAATATGGCAGCGGTGATTATATTTCATACAAGCTGGGAACCAGCCTGCATGATACAGCATACACCAGCTGCCATGTTTCATATACGGACCCGGACAGCAAAGAAACGATTGAAAGCACATACACGGCAGACAGCACAGAGGGAACCGGGCAAACGCTTGAAGTCAACGAAAAGGTCAGAAGCACAAATGAAGCATACGAACTGGCAAAAAAACGACTGCGTGAAAAGAACACACAGCAGTTTACAGCAAGCTTCACAATGCTTGGTGATGTGCAGCTGGTGGCAGGTGCCACAGTCAAATTAAAAGGCTTCCAGAAGTTCGACAGAAAGTACAAGATTACCAAAGCAACCCACAAATTGACGGGAGGATATACAACACAGATTGAATTGCAACAGGTATTGGAGGGCTATTGATGGCAGATATGACAGAGCTAAAAAACATAGTGCGGCTTGGCACCGTGCAGAGTGTGAACGCCAGCAAAATGACAGCCCGTGTGAAGTTCAAGGACAAAGGCGGTATCACTTCCGGTGATTTAAGGATTATAAAACGCCCTGTGTACGTTGTGCCAGCAATGGAAAGCGGAGCAGAGGGGCAGACAGCAAAAACAACACTGAAATATGACTACAACGGGCAAATGCTAAAAGAAGTAAGCCACAACCATGAAGCATTTGTGACAGAGTGGACGCCGGGCGTCAATGACATGGTGCTTTGTATAATGGTTCCAGACGGCGACGGCGACGGCTTCATAATTGGGGAGGTGTAGAGCATGGCAAAAATAGGAAGTCTGGGAAGTCTGGTTTTTTCAGTTTCAGAAAACACCGTGCGCACCTTTGATGAATTAAGCTGGAAAGTGTCTGCAAAGTATGCGACGCACGACAGACACATTAAGCGTGACGTATTGGAGTTTTTAGGACCGGAACCCGGAACAATCAGTTTCAAAATGGCGTTCAGTGTATTTCATGGAACAAACCCACTGAATGAAATTAAGAAATTGAACAAAATGTGCAACAAGGGCAATGTTTCAACACTGGTTTTGGGTGGCAAGAAATACGGTTCTTACAAGTGGGTAATAACAGGCGTTAGCAGCACGTTGAAACGCTATGACAACAAAGGTAACTGCTGGGCTGCGACAGCAGACGTGACATTGAAAGAATATCCAAAGAGGTGATGAAGCATGGACGTGATAAGGGGCGACGGGTCACTATTGACGGAAATTGACCTTGCACCAGCAAATGACCATCAAGCAGTCATACAAAATATTGCGGTTATTCTGGACACGGTGCAGGGTTCCTGCCCTATGTTCCGTGATTTTGGCTTGCCCGGCAGCCTATACGGAAGACCGCAGCCAGTAGTTGAAAATATACTGGTGGGCTATCTGTACGACCAGATAGAAGAATTTGAACCACGGGCGCAGGTTGCAGACATTACATTTGAACATGACGCAGCCACAGGGCGCACAATACCTATTATTTATTTGGAGGAGGTGGAAACAGACAATGAGTGACAGAAAATACCCAGACATTGACTTTGTGGAAACCGACACGGAAACAATAGAAAGCAACTTGATTGCACTATATGAAAACTTTGTACAGCAGGTGCCGGGGCGTGAACGGTACAAAGTGTACCCAGCGTCACCGGAAAGGCTTTTCATATCATGGGTTGCAAATATCATTGTTCAGCAGCGTGTCATTATCAATGAAACGGCAAAAAAGAACGTGCCACGTTATGCAGACGGTGAATACTTGGACAGCTTGGCAGAATTATTCAAGGACTTGGAAAGACTGCCAGCAAGCCCAGCGTCTGCAATGTTCCGTTTTTATATTTCAGAAGCACAGAAACAATCAGTGATTATTCCTGCGGGCACCAGAATTTCTTTTGATGGTGCAATTTTATTTGAAACAAAAGAAAATCTGGAAATAAAAGCCGGGCAGACATACGGGGACGTTGAGGGAATTTGCACCACAGCGGGCGACGTCGGAAATAATCTGGCAGCGGGGCAGGTCAAAGAACTGGTTGACCTATACGACTACTACCAGAAAGCAGAGAACATCACGGCGACCAGCGGCGGCGCAGAAGAAGAGGACGACGCCAGTTATTATGAGCGTATGCGTGAGAGCATGGAGAGTTTCAGCACGGCGGGTCCTATTAACGGGTACATATACTGGACAAAGAGCGTATCACCAGCCGTGGCAGACGTAGCAGTGACAAGCCCAGAACCTTGCGTTGTAGACGTCCGGGTGCTTTTGCAGAATGGACAGCAGGCAACGTCCGGGGTACTAAAAGAGATTGAAGACGCCTTGAACGCTTCTGACATTAGACCACTTACAGACAAGGTGACGGTATCTGCACCGGAAACGGTAGCATTTGACATTGATGTGACTTTTTATATTCCACAGCCAGACGCAGCCAGCGCCACAGTTATTGCGGCAGCGGCAACGCAGGCAGTAGAAGAGTACGTGACATGGCAGACAAGCAAAATGGGGCGGGATATTAACCCGTCATACCTAACAGCAAAGCTGATGGAAGCAGGCGTGAAACGTGTTGAAGTCAGAAAGCCAGTATTCACGGTTGTTGATGATATAAAGGTTGCAAAGCTGGGAAACAAAAGCGTTCTGAATGGAGGTATTGAAAATGTCTAAAACAATTTACAATGCCGATTATTCAGAGTGCCTGCCGGAAGCACTAAAGAAAGACCCCAAAATGGTTGCACTGGCAAACGCCACAGCAGCAACACTGCTGGACACTTCCGGGATAATTGACAATGTACTGATATATTCCAGATTTGATGAATTGCCAGAAGAACTGGTGGACATTTTGGCGTACGACCTGCACGTTGACTGGTACGACTACAATTACCCGCTGGAAGCAAAACGGGATTTAGTAAAAAACAGTGTCAAGGTTCATAAGAAAATGGGCACAAAATACGCCATTGAAACAGCGCTGGGAAGTTTATTTCCAGAAAGTGAAGTGGAAGAGTGGTTCCAGTATGAGGGAGAACCCGGACACTTTCATATTGTGCTTGATGTGACAAACCAGAGAATAACGGCAGACTACGCAGCTATTATCCGGGCAGTGAAAATGTATAAAAGATTATCTGCGCACATGGACGAATTAACCTATCAAGGGCAGGTCCACGGCGTCATATACACCCACGGGGAGTATTTCAGATACAAAACACCGCTGACCGGAAGACTTAACGCCGGAACATACCCACAGAGAAACACAAAAGCCGGGATAGGCGCTGCAACCTATATCGTGGGAACGGAAGCAGCAGGCTTCATATTCACGGCACCAGCAGCAGGCACAAAGCCATACAGAAACACGGTATTTTCACAGCAGGCGGCGCATATCGACGCAGACACGGCGTTGAATGCGTTTAGCTATACAAATACACCAGCAGGACGGATAAAAGCCGGAGAACAGCCACAGAGGAACACCAGAGGGCAGACAAGCGGTGCCACGGTCACGGCAAGTGACAGAATGGAAGCACACCGCTTCACAGTCCCGGCAGCAGGAACCGTCCCGGAAAGAAGCACGGTGCAGCAGACACAGGGCGGCGCCGTGGGGACAAGCACGCAGGCAATGGGGTTTTCATACGGCGTCAAGCCGTGCGGAAGCCGCAGGAAGCTATAAAGGAGGTGAAAAGCCATGTTGACAACAGACGCAATCAATGATTTCAAAGATTTCATTGACAATATCATTGCCTATGCAAAAGTAACCGTCAACGGCGTTTCTGAAAAAAAGGTGATACACCGCCGGGAACGTCTGAAAGACGGCAGGGTTGCTGTATATGTACAGATTACCCCGCAGGTAAGCGGAACAGCCACGGTGCAGAGGGTACAGCTTTACAACAAGAACAACAAATTGTGGGCTGACAAGGCGGTAAATATTCCGCTGAACAATGTACAAGAGGGCGTTTTGTACCGCTTTACTTTTGATTTTACAGAAAAGGAGGTGTAAAGATGTACGAACAGAAATTATGGCAGGACCATGTAACAGAGTTTGAAGACCGCTACACGGAAAGCAGAAATGATGATGGAACTATCACGCACACACCAGTTGAGGGGGAAATCATTCAGCAGGGCACACCGCAGAACGCAACCAACTTCAACCACATGGAAAACGGTATTTCCAATGCAACAGAAACGGCAGCACTTATGGCGCTTTCTACAATCCACCACCAGCAGGCAATAGCTGACTTGCAGGGAGAAACAGCAACGGTGACTTTGAAGAATACGCAGCAGTACCCGTTCAACAATTCTACACAGTCAGTTGCGCTGAAGACTGAAAGAAACCACATGGACTACACCGTGGAAACAGAAATAGTGGACTACACGGGCGGTTTTCCGGGCGACATTGTTATTACAGAAAAGTTGCTGAATGGTTTTAAGATGGCACACACCGGAAGCGCAAAAAGCGTGACCGTAAAAGTTTATGTGAAAGGTGGGTTTTGCTAATGGCAGCAGGTGTGATTATTAAGACAGAGGAACGCAGACAGCACGAAGAAGCGGTTATGCGTTCTTTTGGCGTGCAGGGCAGCGGGACAGCAGCACAGAGAGAAGCAGCGGAGGTTATCGCAGCCAGAAGCAGCGAGGTAGTAAGAAACCAGAATGGAGGTAGAAAGTATTATGGCTACTAATAAAATCAATGTAGTTGAAAAAACACCGGGCACACATATTGAATATGCACTGTCTGGCGGTAAAAAAATCACGTTCGGTGATGATGAATTAACAATCAATCTTGCCAGCCGTGAAAGAGATTTTGAAGTGTCACTGGACATTTGCATTGACGAAGAAGACGGCGTGGTGATTGGCACCGGAGGACGTGCGCAGAAGTACGCTGCGCAGATTGTTATTCCTGCCAGACGCTATGATGTTATCGAAGACGGAGAGGACGAAAACGGAGAACCGAAAGAAATTCCAGTGCCTATCCCATTTGATATGTCGCTTTGCACACTTATTCTTTGGGGATTGGAGGTATAAAGAATTATGTCTAATTTTGATGATTTAGCAATGGCGGTTGCTTCCTTTGGGGGCAACAATGCAGTAAAGTTTGATGATTTGGGTATGCCGTCAATTATGGTGGGTATTCCAAAAATGAAGTATTCCGACATTATCACCGGAGGAACACAGGAAACATTGCCGTGGTGGATTGTGGACGGAGTAGAAAAAGAAGTTATCTGGGTATCGAAGTATATTAACGTCGTGGTCAACGACCGTGCATACTCACTGCCAATGAAAGACCCTAAAGCATACATTGACTTTGACACAGCGCTTGCAGTATGCCGCAGAAAGGGTGAGGGCTGGCACCTTAACCAGAACGGCGTATTTGCTGCAATCAACCTTTGGTGTATGAAAAACGGCTTCACGCCCCGTGGAAACACAAACTGGGACAGAAGCTATGAAAAGGGATATGAAAAGGGTATCAACACATACATTGACGGTTCACACGGCGGCGGCAGAACTGCAACTGGTTCTGGACCGGTAACTTGGAACCATGACGGCAGCCCGGCTGGAATTGCCGACCTTTGCGGCAACTGCTGGGAGTGGGTATCTGGTATGCGCATTGTAGATGGCGAAATTCAGATTATCCCATACGGAAACGCCATGAAGTCTGACTGCAACATGGGCGCAAATAGTACAGAGTGGAAAGCAATTAAGCCGGACGGCACACTTGTAGCGCCGGGAACGGTTGGAACATTAAAGATTGACAGAACCAGTGCAAGTGACGCAACACTGCGTATCAACACAAGTGTCACTACACAGACAACCGAAAGCAACGACACAAGCGTACCATTCAAAGATACAAAGGCGGTAAGCGGCGTAACCATTCCACAGATATTGATTGCGTCCGGTCTATATCCAGACACAGGACAGACAACGCCGGGCAGATTTTGGGCAAGAAATAACGGCGAGAGAGTGCCTGTCCGGGGTTCGAGTTTCTACGACACTTCCAGCGGTGGCGCTGGTGCGCTGAGCTTGAGCAACGCCCGTTCTCACGTCGGCCACGGCGTTTCGCTCCGTTCCGCTTTAGTTGAATAACTGGAAACTGGGAACTGATACACTGCGGGGCTTACGGCAGTAAGCCCCATATTACAAAATATAACAAAGGTGGTTTAGAAAATGCCAGAAAACAAAACAGAAGAAAGACCGCCGCAGCTGGACAATGTGCGAGATAACGCCACGCAGGAAGACTTCAAAATGAAAAATAAAGTCTGGGAAATGCTGGAATATGCAGGACCACAGCTTGAAGAGTTTCCCAGAGCGAAAAGAGGACTTGCACAGAAGATAGACGGAACAATGCTGGATATTTTGGAGTTGGTCATAATGCTTGAAAATAAGCATTACAAGAAGACGACACTTGGAGAACTGGACGCGAAAGTTGATGTGCTGCGGCATTTGATAAGGCTTGCGGCAAGCACAAAATACACACGTAGCGGCAAACCGTGTCTGCCAATGAAGAAATATGAAATGATGGCACGATATATCAATGAAATAGGCTGCATGGTGGGTGGCTATTATAAATCACTGAACGGCAGCACTTCCGGGAATGGGAGTGCTGCAAAATAAGACTGGTAAAAGGCAGGGTAACACCTGCTTTTTATATTATGGGAATAAGCCGTTAATAGAGGACTTGCCGTGCCTATCCGGGGTTCGAGTTTCAACAACACTTCCAACGGTGGCGCTGGTGCGCTGAACTTGAACAACGCCCGTTCTAACGTCAACAACAACGTTTCGCTCCGTTCCGCTTCACCCCATTTCTGCCAGTAGTCGTGCCCACAAGTGGACACGTCCAGTGCATTTGGGTTAAAGGGGTTTATTTCCATTCCAAAGGCTGCCAGCCGGGAGCCGTAGGAAAAAGATTGAATAGCCGTAAAGATAGTTAGTAAGCCGCAGGGCTGAAAGTCAGAGCCGGAAAGACTGGCACTGAATGTATATATCACGTTTGGGCTGCGGAAGAACCGCAGTTTGATTTGTACGGCAGATTTTAACAACAGGAGGGAAAAGAAATTGCACAAAATCAAAAACATTTTCCCTATGATTTACGACTTTGAAAATCTTTTCAATGCGTACAAAGCCGGGATAAAGTGCAAGAGGTACAGACCAGATGTGATGGCGTACACGGATAAGCTGGAAGAAAACTTGATTGAATTACAGAATGAATTTATCTGGCAGACCTACACCGTGGGGCGCTACAACATATTTTATGTTTATGAGCCGAAAAAGCGCATGATTATGTCACTCACTTTCAAAGACCGGGTGGCACAGCACGCTATATATAGCCAGCTGAACCCATATTTTGAAAAGCAGTTCATTTCTGACAGCTACGCTTGCAGAGTAGGCAGGGGAACACACAAAGCAGTCAACCGCCTGCATGATTGGTTGAAGCAGACTGACCGGAAGCCGCAGCGTTTCTATTATTTGAAACTGGATATTGCAAAGTATTTTTACCGGATAGACCATGAAGTATTGATGGATATTTTGCGGAAGAAGATTGCTGATGAAGATTTGTTGCACGTCTTGTCAGTAATAATAAACTGCGAAGACACAAACTTTGGTCTGCCGCTGGGTGCCGACATTGGCGACGTGGCGTTTGATGAATTGCTGGGAGAAGTTGGGCTGCCTATTGGCAATCTGACTTCACAAATGTTTGCAAATTTGTACTTAAATGAACTTGACCAGTTCTGCAAACACAAACTGCACCTGCATTATTACATACGCTATATGGACGACATTATTATTTTACACCCAGACAAAAAGTATCTGGAAAAGATAAAGAACAAAATTGCGGACTTTCTGGGAAGCAAGCTGCATTTGCAGCTTAACAAGAAAACTTGCATAAGACCAACCAGCATGGGCATTGAGTTTGTAGGCTTCCGCATTTGGTCAACACACATAAAATTGCGCAAGAAGACGGCAAAGAAGCTGAAACGTAGATTGAAATATATGTTTGCAGCATATCACGCAGGAGAGATTGACAAAGATACACTGGATAGGTCCGTTGCTTCATACCGGGGCATATTACAGCATTTCAACAGCTACGGTATGCGCCAAAGCCTAAACGAACTGTACTTGCAGGAAATGGGCAAGCCATATCCAGAACCGGAGAAGAAGCCAGCCAGCAAATGCGGTCTATTCTGCGGATATTACGGCAGCACTGATGATTACATCAAGCAGCCAGAAGAAAAGGAGGTGACGGACAGTGGAAGCAATGCAGACGCTTAACCCAGCGGACGTCTGGGACATGGTGCAAAAAGCTATTGTATGGCTTGCGGGGATTGGGATTGTTATTGACTTAACGCCGGGAATTAAAATACAGCCCGTTCGCTGGTTGATTAAACAGCTGGGAAATCTTATGAACCACGACTTGAAAGAGCAGCTGAACCAGCTTGAAAATGACTTTATAGAACACAAGGTTGATAGCTGGCGCACGGAGATACTATCATTCCAGAGCAGTTGCATAAACCATGAACGCCATACAAAAGAAGAGTTTGACCATGTTATTGATACATTGGCGAAGTATGACAAGTATATTAAGGACCACAAGTTGACAAACGGACAAGTTGACGTTGCGCATGAGTACATAGTGGATATTTACAAAGAATGTATGCGCACAAACGACTTTGCTTTGACAAAGCCGGAAGAAGAACCATAGGAGGTACAAAACAGCAACATGAAAAGTTTAATATTTTTTATCATTGGATTTGCACTGGCATTAGCAGTGCTTTTTTTATGGAATTTACAGTATTTCAGACAGCGCAGGAAGAAGAGAAAAGAAGAGTTGCAGGAACACCCGGAAAGAAAGACCAGCGCAACAAAAATCATTATCTTTTCAATTCTGGCGACTTACTACATAGCATTTGCCGTGGGCGTGTGGGTAGTGGTCACAAAGGATTTTTACCAGTTATCAGTCCTTTTGACGTTCGTTGGCGGGGTAACTGCTGCCGCAGTAGCGTTCTATTGCTGGAAAGCAAAGGCAGAAAACCTGCTGAAAATCAAAGCTGCATACCCGGAGTTGTCCGGCACGCTGTCTGACTTTTCAAGCATGACGCAGTAGTGCAGGGGAGGTATAAGACATGGGACTAATAGGAAAAACAACACCAGAAAAGATTTGGAATTTTCTGAAATCAAAAGGGCTGTCCAGTTGTGGGGCAGCCGGATTGATGGGGAACTTATATGCAGAAAGCGGGCTGAACCCGCAGAACTTGCAGAACAGCTATGAAAAGAAGCTGGGACACACTGACGCAAGCTACACAGCAGCCGTGGACAACGGCAGCTATGGAAACTTTGCAAGGGACGGCGCAGGCTATGGGCTGGCGCAGTGGACATACCACACCAGAAAAGCCGCTTTGCTGGAATATGCAAAAGCAGCCGGGAAGTCTATTGGCGACCTTGAAACACAGCTGGGGTTCCTTATGAAAGAATTGACAGAGGGCTACAAAGCCACACTGTCAGTATTAAAGAGCGCACAGACCGTCATTGCTGCTTCAAATGCAGTGCTGACACAGTTTGAGCGCCCGGCAGACCAGAGCGACACGGTGAAGACAAAGCGTGCAGGATATGGGCAGAAATACTATGACCAGTACGCAGCCGGAGCCGTTAGCAATAAAAAGAATGGAGGTACAAGCAATATGAATGTATCAGAAGTAAGAAAGAAATTTGCAGCAAGGGCGGCAGCGTATGTGGGAGTGAAAGAGGGTACAGCAGCACACCACGCAATCATTGACGCCTACAACAACCACAAGCCGTTAGCGCAGGGGTACAAAGTGACATACCGTGACGCATGGTGCGCAACCTTTGGTTCAAAGATTGCCATTGAAGCGGGCTACACAGACATTATCCCTACGGAGTGCAGCTGTGACCGTCAGATTAAGTTGTGGCAGCAGATGGGGCGCTGGTGCGAGAATGACGCAAAGGTGCCGGAACCGGGCGACTATATCTATTATGACTGGGACGACAACGGCGCTGGTGACTGCACAGGCAGCGCAGACCATGTGGGCGTTGTGGAAAACTGCAACGGTAACACTATCACAGTTATTGAGGGCAACAAGTCCAATGCCGTTGGAAGAAGAACACTGGAAGTCAACGGGCGTTATATCAGAGGTTATGGCGTGCCGGACTTCTCAAAGAAAGCAACCAGCGAACCTGCAAAGCCTGCGGCACCTGCACAGCCTGCGCAGGGAACAGCCGGGGAACAGGTATACACCGTGCAGAGAGGTGACACACTTTCTGGCATTGCTGCAAAGTATGGCACCACATACCAGAAGTTAGCAAGCTACAATGGAATTGCAAACTCTAACGTCATTAGTGTCGGGCAGAAAATCAAAATTCCGGGAAGCGGCGTGCGTACATACACAGTGAAGAGCGGTGACAGCCTTTGGGCAATCGCAGCAAAGCAGCTGGGCGACGGTTCCAGATACAATGAAATTAAGACCATGAACGGTCTTACAAGCAACACCATTTACGCTGGGCAGACATTGAAGCTGCCCGCATAATCAACAGGAGGAAAAAACAATGGATAATGTAATTTATGCAGCTGTATATTTTGCCGTAACACTGGGGGCGTTCTTAATCGGAAAGTACGTTTGCCCAAACATTCCAAAGACTGTAACAGACAAGCTGGGCGAATTGTCAGAGTGGGCAGCAAAGTTTGTGGAATGGGCAAAAGAGTTCAAAAAGGATAAGACCGGGGAAGAGAAGATGGCAGCAGTTGTGGAGCAGTTGAAGAAGATTGCTGATGAAGCCGGGCTGAATGTCACAGAAGACCAGCTGAAAGCCATTGCGCAGGCGGCATACAATGCCATGAAAGCCGGAGAGAAAGAAAGCAACACCGCAGAACCACTGGAAGCACTCACAGCCACACCAGCTGCAACGGTAGTGATTAACACCACGGCGCCAGTGACAACAACAGAGAAAGTGGCTATTGCCACAGACAATGTGCCGGAGGGTGCCACGGAAACCAACGCAGACGGCACAGTGAACCTTTACGACGCAGCCGGGAACATTACCGGGAGCGTGACAAAGGAAGAAGCAGAGAAGATGGCGGCAGAGGTCACGAAGATTGTTAACGAAGAGGGAAACACGCTGGCAAACCTTAAATAATGCCGCTGACGCTTTGCAGAATAAGCCAGAATGAGAAGAAAAGACCGTAAGTGGAGAAATACACCACTTGCGGTCTTTTTGCGTTTACGGGGCAAATACGGCGTTATATTGTTTTATATGTGTACTCAATCCCGCTTTCAGTTGCAGTGATTGTGTCCAGCTGGTCTTTATAGCAGCCACGGGCAGCAGTCACACGGGCTTTTCTGACGGCTTCATTTTGGCTTCTGGCGCTTATATGTAGCCAATCAATGCGCACACCGTCATTGTCCACAATGGAGATTTGAAAAGACTTGTGAGGTATGCGCTTCACAGAGCCTTTGCCGTTGCACTGGTAGCAAGGACCAGTCATGCCGGATTTATAAATGAATTTGCCGGAACCATTACACTTGCTGCAAATAACAATATCTGTTTTCATAGTCATTCACCATTCTTTCTGGGCGGCAGCAATGCCGCCCGGTTGCATTATACTTCTTTTGCTTGCAATTCGTCCCATGTATGCTGGGCAAGTTCTGCCATAGCCTGCGGCGTTTCTCTCACGAACATTGCGAAAAGGAAAGTCAAGAACTGACTTTTTGTGTCCTGCCATTCTTCCGGTGTCATATCCGGGTTTTCTTCCAGCTTCATTTTCAGAAGCCGTTCTGTTATTTCCTGCCCAAAAGGAGTGTTAAGCGCTTTGCGTTCTGCCTGCGTTATCTTTTCCGCAAATTCATCAAAGCTTCCAGCTATCATCATTTTTGCTTCCATCATTCATTCCACCTTTCTTTCCGGCTGGCTGCTATGCAATAGCAACCAGTCTTTCTGCACCCATTTTTCTTTCACGGACAACGCCATCTTGATTGCTTTTCAGAAGACAAGTGATTGTCTTTCCGGTCTTGCTTGGGATAAGGTCAACAACGGTGCTTGTATATCCGTAGTTCCACATGATAACGTCCCCGGTCTTTAATTCTTTTACTGCCTTTGCTTCCTGCTTGTTATATATTCCTTGAAGTTTTACTGTCATTGCTTTGCCCTCCGTGTTCTGTATTTCTTTAACTGTCTTTATTATATACTTACGGAAGTATAAAAACAATCGGCAAAATATACAAATATACTTCCGTAAGATTGTATAAAATGTATACTTCCGTAAGAAAACAAAATGTGATATACTGATTAAAAACCACAGGAGGTGCAGAAAATGCCAGATACAGCAGAAAAGAAGACCATACCGAGAGGACCAGCAGCCACGGCAGCAAAGAACAAATACCGTGACAATAATTATGACCGCATGGAACTTGCGGTGCCAAAAGGAATGAAAGCCCGCATAAAAGAGATTGCGAAAGAACAGGGCTATTCATCACAGAATAACTATGTTGTAGAAGCGGTAAAAGAGAAGTACCAGCGGGACACCGGGGAGGAATTAACGTGGCAGAAAGAGTAAAAGAACAGGAATTTGAAGAGGGCTTTCTGCATGGCTGGGACGGTTCGGAATGTATATATTATACAGACGAAAAGTGCCTATATTACAATGACGCAGAAGCGCCGTGCCACCATTGCCACCACTACACAAGGAAGACGCAGCAGAAAGGGGGAATAGTCT